CACGAGAGCCATTCCTCCCCGCATCCCCATGCATCCCCAATTCAATGTTGTGAATCTTGAATGTGTCAAACTGTTTCAGGAATCGAACCGCCCCGGAGTCATACCCTCGCTTGGTCTTGAAATATACCCCCAACGCAGCAGGAATCTCTCCATTGTTCTTGTCCATATGGTCATACATCAGATATGACAACTCATGAAACAATTTGGCATTCATTGGGTCTTTGCGAATGTCGGTCTCTTTGAGCCACTTGTCCAAGTGAATGTCATGGTTGGAACCAACGACAATAGCCTGACAATCAGTGGGTCTGTTATCCACAATAAAGTCAATCGCCTGTTCGATTTCGGCCCTGACATTGCCCCAATCCTTGATGTGCTTCATATAGGAGACAAACTGATCTCCGGATGTATGATGGGAACGGCTGTTGAAATCCAGCACATCATGAATGACCCAATACTTGGGTTGGACAGCATGAATCAGACCATTGGCTCCATAGGTTGCATGATAGACTTCCCGATCATGGAAAATAACATGGCTATCCCCGGTGACGCATACATCGGCTCTGGTTGGGCGAATTTCATGTCCAATGTATTCTGTATCCAAGTCACAGAATCCACCAGAGACATCATCATAGTTCAACTGACGAATAAAGCACTCTCCAGAGTCCAACAGTTCAACCACCACGGCAGACATCGAGTGATTAAAGTCGGCAGAGATACCACTCTTGGTAGATGAATATAACTGCTTGGTAACTGCACCAGTCGTTGTGATGATCGGAGGATACTTCCTATCCTTACCACGAGCCAGAGTCCTGAGTTGATATTGAGAATGCCCCAAGATCAGTGAGTTTCCCTTTGAGAAGGCATCCATTGATGCCAATGGGTTAACTGCTGTTGCCAGTAGCTTCAGACCGCCCATGATGACCAATTGATTATTCTCAAAGTGGATGTTATTGTCCACACAGTAAGGTTCAATCAGCGGGTCATAGGCAATATCGGGTTGATTTGAGCCGGGGGCTTTGTATCGAACCGGAATAACAACCAGACTGGCTGACTTGTCCTTGCAGTATGACTGAAGGGTTGCCAAGAACTGCTGATCAACTTCTGCATTGTTCTGTGCTGTGGTGATGACGATTCTCTTATGAGACTTGATCATCTGGATGTAACCATCATCTCGCATATAAGACCCAATAGCCTCGTATGCATCCTCATCAATCACATTTTCTGGAGAGACGCCATCATAGGCATAATCATCTTCAGCATCAGAATCTTCTTGATGATGATTATGGTGGATGGTGTTATCCTCTTGAATATCGCCAGTTTCTTCTGATACAACCCCAAGGATGGTATAGAAATTATCACCACAGTCATTGCAGGAATAACGATACCGATTGGGGTTGGTCTTGGCGTTGGGTTGTCCACGCCTTCTGGTGCGGCTGGAGCCGCATCTAACACAAAACATAGGTTCCCCTATTGATTTACAAAAAGAACGCCTTGTAGGGCGTTCTGGTGCGTTTTAGAGGCATTCCTTATGCCAAGGAATACTTCACGATCCGGCGCATTGACCCATTGATCCTTCGCGAGACATATTCTCGGGTGATGGCAGCATTTTTCTGAGTGATCAGACGATGCACGGTTGCGCTTGGATTACCAAGTTTGTATTGAGCCTTGGCTTGTTTCCGACTGAGTTCAGCACCTTTAATCAGGCGCATCAGAAACTTAGCCTCTTTGCCTGTTTTCTTCATGGTGATTTTACCCCGTGATAATCTGGGTATTTGGAAGGATGATTTCGCCAGTGGCTTCGACATACTGATTCGCCAGTTCCGTCTGAGGGATCGCCACAGCAACAACACCGCCTCGCATGATGCCAATTTCGGTATGCGCATATGGAATGTAGTCTGCCATGCCAATTTTCATCTGGCCCGTATCTCGATCTGGCATCTTGAACAATTGCAGAGCCTTCTTGACTTCAAAATGAGTCTCATGCTCAATGACCTTGCCAATGATTTCATCGCCGTTGACAAGTTTCAGGATAGTGGTGGTTTCTGGGATTGCTGTGCTCATCTGTCTTGGGTCTTTCTGTGGTAGTTGTAAAACTGTTGCTTTTATGCAACTGTCTAAATTCTACCACAGAAAGATGCCAAGATCAAGCCAAATCTGATACCAAGTCAATAAAATTGTATGTTTTTGCCTGTGGTGCAGTCATCCACTTGTCAAAGTGAGACAGGAGTTCATTCCGAATGATAGATTCGTCCAACCCAGTGAACTCCAAGTAGAGATTGACCATCTTGGCAAAATATGCATCAAACTGACTGGCGGCATTCTTGAGTTCATGGTATGGCCCCTCAGCACCAGTTGCAAAGGCATGCGACATCAAGGATGTGTATGGCGTGGCTACCCTCTGATGTCCTGCCATCAGGATGCACAGACCAGCAGAGGACGCTTCGCCAATAGCAATTGTCCTGACTGGAATCTTGGAGCCTTTGATGACTTCAATCAAGGCAAAGCATGCTGCCATGTCTCCTCCGGGGCTGGTAATCAGCAGATTTATCACGTCTTCTGCTGGGGTTTCAACCAATACTTCCTCACCCAATTCATTTTCATCCACCTCAAACTGAGGGGTATTGCACTCAATGATACCCTCAATAATATCTGAACAGGAATCCAGAGTGATTTCACCATGCAGATGAAAGAACGTCTGGATAACCCGTGGGTGTCCGGGGAAGAAGTGCGCGTTGATACCCGATAACATTTCGGGTCTGGATGCCGCTGGCATACTGGCTCTGAGTTGCTGTGTGGTTGCCATCTGTTCTTCCTTTTCGTTGATATTTGATTACTCTTTTCTGAAAAGCGCGGCCTCCTGTCCCCGCCTGCGCTCCAGACCATTGATCACCTTACCATTTGCCATTCTCCACTTAGAAAATTCACCTGCTGCTTTTTCAAATTCACCAGAATTGATGAACTTCAACATTGACGATTCTGAAAAATTACCAATTCCAATGTTATAGATCAAGGAAACCAATGCATCAATCTGATTCTGGTTCAGAGTGACCCTGATTAGCTTTTCCATTGGTTTAATGATTTTTTCCTGAACATGATATGTCAGTTCAGAAACGGCAGCCTCATTACTGATTCTTTCGCCCTTCTGAACCGCCTTGCCATCAGAATATCGGGTTGTCCCATATCCAATAGTCCAGACTCCAATTACATCCTGATATGCATTCTCCCGGAATCCTTCAAAGACTCGAATCAGGCTGATTGCATTCTCGGTTGCTTTCATTCCTTGCTGCCTTTCTTTTGAACAGAGATGTCGCCGCCGAAAAGAATCCATGCCGGGAGGCGAAGCATGATTGATAGAATTAGTATTGGCATGGTTTTTGTTTCCTTTGTATTGGATTATTTAAACCATGCCAATCAGACCATCAGTAGCTTCCTGAGTATTTTGCCAAGAGGTATTCGCGAACCAGTCCCGATCGTACAATATCATTGATTTCAAACTCAACAATAGACATTGACCTCATACGACGAGCAATGGAGAGAAATTGTTTGATGCCGGATGTCTTGCCCAAGTCATTCTGGCAATCATCACCACAGAAAATCATTCGAGTGTTCCGACCAGCACGGGTAATCAGAGTCTCCAAGTGCCCAGAGTCCATGTTCTGGATTTCATCTCCAATAACCACAGCATCGTCCATTGTCACTCCGCGAATGGCAATCATTGGCTCAAAGGAAATCATACCCAATTCCTTCAGGGAGTCATAGGAATTTTTCCATGGGAAAAGTTCCGCACAGATTGCTCGATATGGAGCCTCAAATGGCGCAACTTTTTCTTCTTCGGTTCCTTTCAGGAAACCAACCTCAAAAGATTGAACCGGTGTTCTGGCGATGATGATTCGTTTCTGGGGAGTATCTGGGTCAAGAATTGTCTGGAGGGCCAAGAACATTCCAGCAAAGGTCTTACCGGTCCCGGCGTAACCATCCATAATCAGATTCTGCCCGCGATCCCATTCCTCAAAAGCAATGGCCTGATTGTCAGTCAATGGAGCCAGATTCTTCAGATCCTTCAGGTGAAATGACTTCCTGACTTGTGGTTGAATTGGGACAATAATTTCATCGTCCTCTGGCATGACTGACCTTGAGGAACCACGGCGAGGGCGACTGGTTGTTTTCTTGACTGCGATTGGATGACCGGAACCACGTGCCCCGTTGCGACCAGTGGTATTGCTTCTGCTACGACCCATTCGGAATCTCCTGTTTTGTGTTTGTAAAAGGGAGCCAGAAAACAGAAAGGGCAGCAAAGAATAAACCTTGCTGCCCTTTCTTGAAGGAACTAATCAGACGAAATCAATTCAACGGAAAAAGAGAAACGCATCCAGAGAGTCCTTTTGTATTGCTGACATGCTATTTACTCTGTAGCACATCCCATACTGTATGGACAGACCTTGAATCCAGTTCATTCATACCAGTTGCCCATATTTTATGGTATGCTGCTTTCAGGTCAGGCATGTCATCTGGAACCGAATTTTTGAAGTTCGTATAGTTGATGTTCATGACATGCTCAGCCACACGGAAACCAGCATATGCCTTGGTTACATGAATTCGATACTGATAGTCCCTGTCCTTGGTGAAGACAACATCTGCCTTCTGCGCCTCACCCATAAAGGAATGCAGGAACTTGGATTGTCGGGCGCGGACATAGACCATCTGAGAATCCAGTTTATCCTCTACGATGGAAACCATCCCATTGTTCATACACAGCCACATGATGTAGTTTTCTTTCTTCAGGAAGTGGTGATTGTCTGGAAGAACTCTTGGAAAGACTGCTGGGTCGGATCATAGTCAACGCCAGCAACGGTATATGTCATGTTCTTACAACCAAAGTCTGTCTCATACATCCACCATTCAATCCAGTCAAATGTTTCCATACCCAAGGCATCCTGAACCAAGGTATCCAAGGCATCAGACAATGGGTTTCTCAGACCGCATGAGGAATGATCGGCCATGATGACATTCAGCAGAGCATTGGCTTTGTCATCCATGTTGTATTGTTTGCGCTTGGCAACAATATACATGGTGGCTACGTTAATTGGTTCAAGCATTGGTGAAAATATCCTTCTGAGTGGTATGGATGAATTGTAGCAGAGATTTGGTGAACTTTTCATCCACCGAGCCAGAATAAAGGATTGCCTGACCACCAGCCTCAACAAAAGCATCCGTATTGGTCTTGTAGTCGTCAATCAGGAGTGCATCGGGGCGGGCATATTCAGCCTTGTGGCTGCTCTGGTCAACAATGTTTGTCTTCCACTTGATGCCATCTGCCTTCAGATGCCGAAGCTTCTGTTGACGCACTTCTGCAATGGTATGCTTGCCGCCTGCAGATGAAAGAATCTCGACGCAAATCAGTCCCTTTCGTTCGTATTCCTTCAGAGACTCAATCAGATGCATGGCATCGGGAAGCATCTCCAGTTTCTCAAAGCATTTTTCATCCACGAACTTCTGCCACCGTTCATTGCGAGTTTTACGATCCGTAGGGATGCGTTTGTCCACCATAAACATCTTCTGCCACATGGAGTCGAAGTTATACACGACTCCATCAAGGTCAAGAAAAATAGTCCGAGTTCCTGATTTTGAAAGTTTTTCCATTTTGTAAAGTTTCTTTTCTTGTTTCGATGGTTCTATTGTATCACAGAAACCATCCGTAGTTCAAAATTCTTCATGATTAAATAGATGGTAGCCACGAGACCGTTAATCTCTGCTACCCCTAGACTTATTCAACCGTTATCAAGGAGACAACTATGTCCAGCAATTCTATTTATCCACACGTCCCATATTTTTACGTCATTGAACACGTTGCTTCCAGCAAAAGATATGCCGGTTGTCGCTATGCTAAAGGATGTAATCCAGCAGAGTTCATGACCGAAGATGGTTATTGCACCAGTTCTTCTACTGTGAAACAAATAATCGAAGACGATGGAATTGATGCGTTTGTTGTGGTTGAAATTAAGACAATAGATGAAGTCGGTGATGTATATGACTATGAAACCAAATTCTTAACTGAAAACGATTGCGCTGCATCAGAGCAGTGGTTGAACCATCATAACAACACTGGTATGACGTTTGGGACAGAAGAATTCAAAGCTGCTATGTTTAGTAAACATGGTGTAGAACATGCATTGCATTCTGAATTGTGTAAAGAACAAAAACGTCAGACTATGCTAAAGAACCATGATGTTGAGCATGCAATGCAATCTGAAGAAATTAAAGAAAAATATAGACAGACTTGCTTAAAGAACCATAGCGTCGAATACCCAATGCAATCAGAAGAAATTAAAGAAAAATCTAAAAAAAGTTGTATTGATCGTTATGGCTTTGAGTATTCGCTTCAATCAGAAGAAATTAAAGAAAAAGGGCGGCGTACAATGTTTAGCAAGTATAGAGTTGAAAACGCAAGTCAATCCGATGAAATCAAAGAACGAAAACAGCAAACTTGTATGAGAAACCATGGTGTCAATTCCGCATTACAATTAGAAGAAGTTAGAGAAAAATCCAGATTAGCGATGTTTAATCAATATGGAGTAGAATATCCATTTCAATCTATATCGGTGAGGGAAAAATCTAAACAAACGTGTTTAAAGAACTACGGAGTTGAAAACCCATGTATGTCCGAAGAATTTCAAGAAAAGATACGGAAAACCGTCTACAAAAAATTCGATTCAAAAATCAACAATGAAATTCTAAACGGTAACTTTAGCCGGTTTGTTTACCTCTACGACACCGTAGAAAATGTTTTCCTGATGGGTATTGAAAACTGTTTAAACAGAGGAGCCAATCCAAAGCGGTATGTCAAAATTACTGGAAATAAAGGGTCTAAGAAATACATTGACACTTTGACCGGGAAAACGTATCAAATCAACCCCAGTTTGATAACTATGGGGCTGCCCGAAAACTTTTCCCCGAATCTATGATTAATCCTTTTGTTTAGCCAAATACGCATCAGAAATTGCTTTGAAGGAGAACCGAGTCTCCGAGTTGGCTTTGAATACCAGACCCTCACGCAGATGGCGGTTCTTCAGGTCACCCATCTCGGGGACAATTCTGGTAAAACCATCTGCCATTGCCAGCGCAGTTTTCTGAATGGTTTGGAGGTCAGCATCACCAAAGCTGAATGCCTCATGAATAACTGGAGCAACGGCACCAATCATCTTCACGGCTTCACTGCGCTCAGATGGCGACAAATAGCGCTGCTGGTCAATGTCAAATACATCAAACACTCGGTATTGGAACTGACGCAAGTTGTATATGTTCTTCTGGATTGCTGGCCCAATCAACTCTCCTTGGAATGCAATGTTCCGACCAAGCGACATAATGGCATCCTTGAACTTAACTCCGGTATCCACGAAAGAAGAACCAGTCAAGTCATCCTTGAGCAACAGATTGCGGCTGCAGATTCCAAACTCACCATCATTGGCAAACAGAGTCATGGAGCTACCCTCACACTTCTCGGTCACCTCAAAGGTCATCCCTTGAATCCTTTCAGCAAAGTTCCCATTAACTGATTGAATCCGTTCCTGATCAGTCTTAGGAATGAATGCAGGGAACGACCCTTTGGCATCGGCGCTCTTGAATTCAGCGGGAGGTTCCCATTTCACGATACCAGCAATTTCGGTCAGGTCGTCACCAATGGCAAATTCACGATCACCAAAGAGGCTCAGATCAAGCAACAGACCCTGAGAGATTGCGCCACGGAGTTTCACTGTCCGCAGACGTTCACCCTTGATCCCCTGATATTCACGAGGTTCTTTACCTTTACTAAGGTATGGGACAAGGCAAGTTGGAATAAATGAGTCAATCTCGGCGTACCCCACCAAGTCACCAACCTTACGGTTACCTTTCTTATCTACGACCCACCATCCACCGATTCTGACATGCTCAATGGCATCTGCGCCTTCAATTGGAGCAATCTCATCAACTTGTTGGACTGAGAGAAGTTTTCGTTCAGACATTTCAAACCCTTTCTTTAATTGCGCAAGTTTACCATAAGTAATTCAAGTCTGAACGCCAAGGAAGAAAATAAATGCAAAAAATCAGCAAAGCCTATGAGAAGATGATTGCAGAGATGGTCGGTAGCAAATCCGATGAGAATGATCGAATTGCCTCTGCATGGAAGAAAACCTTGGAGATGAGCCCATCCCAATATGCATGGTATGCCGACAAGGAAGGGAAAATCCCCGCGCACCAAAAGATACCTTCGTCAGAGAATGAAAAATCCAAGAATGCAGCATCCGAATACATCCGAACGCACAAGCACTCTTTTGGTGCCAGCAATCCAGAGCTAAAGGTTCTAAAGTTCTACTGATCCTGTTTACTTGGCCTTGACCAAGGCATCTCTGCGCCACTTGATGGTATCGGAATGCTTGGTCAGGTCATGCTGACCCAAGACAGAATCAATATCAGAATCACTCAGTGCAGCCAGTTTCTGCTTGGCCTTTTTGAAAGCCTCTGGGTGGTGTTTGGCTACATCACCAAAGGCATGTTGCACGGTGTATCTGGGGTTCTGGAACGACTCCAAGTCATCAATGTCTTTATCAAACGGCTTGGTTCCTCCCATGGCCCTCTTGTTCATGGCACCCCCCTGATCGACAGAAACCAATCGGTCGTTTACTTTATCATGCATGATGTTTCCATAGTCCAGACCGACAATATCTCGGTTGCCGGTCATGATGGCCGCATGATGCATCAGGACCAAAGTTTCTGCATGCTTGGGATTCTTAGCCAGTTCAGAAAAATCTGAACGACTCAGTGACTTCAGGTTATTGTTCCACTTGGAGATAACCCCAGAATCATTATGGATTTCTGGAGAAACGGTATGCAGCCCCAGCTTATTGTATATCTTGGCAGTAGCAACCTCAACATGAGCCTGTTCGGGAGTCTCTGGATACTTCAGGTAATGCTTTTCCCCAGTAACCGAATCATGATGCATACCTCCATAATTGGAGCCGTATTGGGTATTGGGTATCTTGGTCAGAGCCTCATGCAGTTGCTGGCGGTATTCCTTGAATGTGATCATGGATTCAATTTTTCAATAGTTGGGTGGTTAAATTTTACCATGGTGTTCTTGATCTTGTCCTCGATTTCCTTCATCTTTGAAGTGGCTTCCTTGATGGGGACATCGTAAACCAGAGACACATGGGGACGGAACTCATCATAGGAATGCTTCATTCCCATTTTCTTTAGGGTTGAATGGATTTTGTCCAATTCTTTACAGTCAACTTCCATGACAATGGTGCACTCATCCTTGGCTCTTTCCCCATCTTTTGGTAGAGCATCAAACTTGGTCAGGTGCGTGACGCTCCCGCTGATTGGCATGGTCAGGGAATCCAAGTATGCCTGAATCTTCTTATGGTCAGCAGCGGTTCCAATTGAGTAGCAGAGGGTGCAGTGCAGCTTGTCTTTTGCAATCGGATCAACGCTAAACTTGGCTTCTTCAACCGCATCCAGAATCTTCTGTGCAATCTCTGCCTTGACTGAGGCATAGTCCCCGGTCTTGGCTTCAGACAGGAATGCATCCAAGCTCTCAATCAACTTTGGTGACTTGGGTGAATAGTTGCCGGAATTCCCAATTGCAGATTTGATACGGGTTGGATCAAACACCATATGGATAGACTCGGGACTGGATTCCCGAATACCATCATACCCAAAACCACGAAGCATCTCATTGACAGAATCAATACCTCCAGAAAGATGATCATGGTGTAGTTGCTGATGCAAGTCACGGTTCCTCATACCATGCCAGACATGATTCTTCAGGGAATATCCAAGTTTCCTTTCAGTCCGACGAACCAACCCCACATCCAAAGGAGCATCCATCAAGAATGGTTTTTCCATCTTCAGGTGGACAGGAACCACATTGGGTGCTGCGTCTCCAGCGGGAGCAATTCTGGAATGTGCTCCGGTTGTTGTCCCCATTGCATAATCGGATGCTATCTTGGACGATGGTGTAAAGTAGAACCCTCTGCCCCATTGATTCCCGCCACCAATCTTGGAATGGCTGAACTCAGAAACATCCGAACTCGTCCCATGATAGAACGAGATTGGAGTCCCATCAGGATGCTTGGTAGTTGACTTACCAAACCATTCAGAAAAGGAATCACTCTGCAGGGACATCTTTGGCTTTCTTGGCAGCAATCAGATCATTCAACATTTTCTTTTCTCGATCCAGCGCTGGTTTGTGCTTCTTTACCAAGGCTGCATAATCAACACCAGCCTGATCTGCAATCACTCGTCTGGTTTCGGGGCGACTCATGGAAAGGGAACGGACTGCATGATATTCATCTCTGCCATTGACAAACAAATCCTTGGCAGTGTTATTCAACAGATTGTCTGCACCATGAACTCCATCATTTACCAGTCCGACCACATGGTCATAGTAGTTTCCACTGGTGTTCTTCAGACCAGTTTTGCCATGCAGCCCATGATATACGGTCTGGAAATTGTCCTTGGTAAGCATACCACGATTTCCCAGTTCATGAGCAATACTCTTGATTGGATTGCTTCCCAGTTTATGCTTATCAGCAATGCTGAACAAGTCCCACTTGGTTCTGGAAGTTCCGATATGATTGATCAGGTGAATATGATTGATCACATCATCTGGGGTAGAAACCACAGCATGAGTGATTCGATGACGAAGCTCAGACACCGCGCCATGCAGCATATTGTTGGATGAGTTTGTCCATGAAACATTCTTGAACGCAGCAATATGATCCTGATTTTTGGGATCAAAGGAATCTTTTATTTTGTTCTTCAGGACATTAACTGCAGAATCTTCCTTAACAATATGCCCATACTTGGATTTTGCTGTCCGGTCATGTTCCAACAATGCGTTGAATGCGCCTTTCATATCTCCACGGTCCAAGGCATCATACCCTGCTTTGTGGATGGTAGACAATTTCTTCAGGTGAGTTGATTTATAGGCAACCCCCGGTTGAATCAGGGTCTCAATTCGCTCCCGGAAAGGAGCATCTGCCTTGGCGCTCCCAACAGAATCCCACATGGTATTGATGGCATCCTTGTCAATAGATGCACCATCAGACACATGAATTGGTTTGTTGGAATCGTCATATACATGAGGATTCTTGCGATAGACCTTGTTGCGATCAATTGGAAAAAGTTTACCAACAGCATCGGCCATGACCTTCTTGGTTCCATCTGGCATGTCACCATGGACAGTATTTTCTGGAATCAGAGTCTCGGCACCACCGCCAAATGGGGTCGCCTTCTTGATGTGTGGATGCGCCCCGGTATCATTCAGGATAGAGCCAATTTTCTTCTGAACCAACTTGACCCCAGCGGGAATGCCTTTTTCTGGATCACCAAACGATTGGATGCTCTTGGTAGCCATGCCATTGGAGTAAGAGTCCTTATCGACACTCCATCCATGTGAACTCAGGTGATGTGCCACGTCAGGATGTGGTTCATATGAATTCTTGATGGTGACTGGAATCCTGACCCGGCGATTCTTTTCGCTGGAAGAATAGAAAGCCTGTTGTGCTGCTGGATGTTTAGAAAGAAACGCGCTCAGATAGGCAGAGCGCCCGTATGCAGCACGTTCCATCTTGTCCGCATCATATTTTTCCTTATCTGTCAGTTCCTCAGTAATGACCAATACGGTTTCGGCAGACTCCCGATGGATTGCTTCAGACAACAGACAATCCAAGTCCTCGTCAGAACCAATCAGGTCGCCATACTGCTCAATCAGTGCATGGTCAGAAAGTTCGGCAGGGGCATTTCGATTCAGGTAGGCTTTGATGATTGGATCGGACATTTTATTCTATTGGTGATTTTGGTTCAATTACTTACTCAGGTCAGAGCCTCTGGCAACTGCTCCGGGAGTTGTTTTCCATAGGTAAATTGGAGAAGTATAGCCACTGTTCTCAATTTGTGTTGGTCTTGGGTGTAGGAAGAATTCATGTCCGCGCCCAAGTAAAACCTCATGTTCATCTGATGGAGCATGCTTTTTCACAGAGGCTGCGGATACTATACCGCCTCCAAAATTTAACTCCAAGATATGTCTGGCGTTTGGTTTGACAACCCCATGATGTTCCGATTCATGATGGATAGTCTTGCCATCTTCATTCGTGAATCTAACTGCAGTGTCAAAATCGGTTGTTGCCGATGTAAATGCAGGTAGCCGAATTAGCTTTTTTTCTCTGTTGGTTGTCCAATTAACACCGACCATGTTAACAGGAGAGTGCGGAATTCCTGTATACAATTTGACACCCGGAATGTTGATGATGTGCTTATGTAAAATTGATTCAATTCCATTTACATGGTGCAGAATATGCTCAGGAACTTTGGTTTGATTCCGATGATGTTCCCATAGAGCATTGTTGATCTCCACTGACCCTGAAGTAAGGTAGTGGTTGACATGATGATTGATCTTCGGAATCTCCAATGCAGCATGGATTCTGTCCTGTTCTTCTTGGGTATTTGCTGAATCAAGGATGTTCCGATACTCGGAATGGTAAACCTCAGTCAACCCGAGACTCTTGTCCAGACCGGCAAGAAGGAACATTGGGGTAACATCCCTATCCCGCCTACACATACCCCATATGTAGGCGTTTATGATTGGATCGGTCATTTTTGCTCTATCAGTTAAATGTAACGACAATTATCTCTGAGTGTGCTTCCTGGAGTCGTGTCCGCGATCCGTCTCAACACATCACGGAACCCATCGGGAGGCTTAATCCGCCCCAAGCTGAATGAATCTGTGATCCCCGGAGCGCCACCAATAAACTTGGTAGTGTCCATACCCCCACACTCAGGACACTCTTGAGTCACCCCAGAATCGGACATGCGGACATTCTTTTCATAGATGGCATCGCATGTGTTGCACTTGTAATCATAAATCGGCATCTTGTATATTTCCTATGTTAAAAGGGGTTATCCATGGTAGTCATTGTCGTAGTAGTCATTCATCTCATGGATGCGATTATGCACATCGGCAAAGTGGTCATCCCAATGATCCTTCTGATCCCAACGATCTGAGTTGTTTTCGGTCTTGTAGTTATCCAGACTATCAATCTTGTCAAAGTGATTAAGGATTTCATACTTTTGATTCTCGGACTTCAGATAACCGCGCTCATTGTCATCCTCCACATGACGGTCAATATGACTATCCATGCGCGTAGCCATCTTACCCAAGTGATGATGCATGTCATCCTTCATCTTGGATACTTCGGCATCATCTTCCTCATCATAATCCGGGTCTTCGTCGTTTTTATGCTCAAGATGTGATGTTATTTTATCATCAATTTTGTCGGCATGATCAAAATGAGCACTGATCATTTTGTTGGAATGATCTGGGTCATCAAAGTCAGAAAAGAATTTTGGATTCAGTGCAGCTTTTGAATAATCTTCCTTGGTAAATTTGTCACTGACCGCCTTTGCAATCGTCCCATGGGACTCACCATCAATCAGGTGATTCTTAATCTTGGTTGCATCATCACTGGTCATTGGATGTTCGCGGTCCATGAAACGATCTATTGCGCCAGTATCAAGTTTGGACATTCGTATGGCATCGTCAGCCGTGGCATGTCTGGATGACATTATTGTCAGTAACGGTGTGTATTTGGCTTTGCTGTGTTGTTTAGCAACATGACTCAGCATGTCATCAAAATGATCCCGTGTGAATTTTGGATGGTTAATCAGTCCCAGAGCAACGTCGCTGTTACCATTTGTTCCACCATAACGACCAACCAATTTACTGATATGATCAGAATTCAGATGCGCTTTCAGGTCTCGAACATTATATGCGCTACCAGAACCACCGGCAACATAGTTATCAACAACCTTGTCAATATGAGCAGGGGTAATCTTGCTTGGGTGCAGATTCACTATGGAACTCAAACCAACACCATCGGCAATATGTTGAGGCAGCTTCCGACTCGCCAGAATATTTCTGGGGATATTGTCTGGGTATCGTTCAGCATGCTCGTTAATCATGTTGGTAGAGAACTTACCCCCATGGTTGACAGCTAGACTCCAGTTATTGTCATTTCCCTTTTCGGCAAACCCATGTTCTTTGTTCAGGCGATGCAGAATAGACACATGATGAGTTGTCAAGTTATTGATGCCACCAATTTTCATCAAGCGGTGGCTAAGATTTGCTTTAGCTGCTTGCTCTCCATCAACCTCAGACCCGCCCAATATTGCAGTCTGTTTCTCCTTGTCCGCATGATACTGCTGACCAACAAACTTAATCATATGGTCAACTTCATGAGGCAATGCTGTCTTTGGCATGATATTATGTCCATGTTTCAGCAGATCATCCTCAATCGAACTACCAGACATTTCTTCATATTCTGTTTCTTCGTCGTCATCATACATCGCTTCATTCTTATGGTAAGTCACATCTTTCTGCGCTGGGTAGTTGGTTTCACTCCATTTGCGAACTGCATGATCAAATGCTGTACCGCCAGAACCATACTGTTTATGTTCTGCGCGAAAAATGGTATCACCATTATAATGATCACCATCTTCATGAAATGGCTTCAGATTAATACGGGCAATTGGGCGCTCTGGATGTCCATGCTCCAGCCCCATTTTATCATCGCCCCGCACCAAGTATGCAGCATGAGTTCCATGTTCAACATCTGCGTTTAGGTAGTGGGAAATATTAATCGTTCCTCGCTTGGCAGGGGCCATGTTCATGCATGAAGACCATCCAGTTCCGGTTGACATTCCGGCAATTGCCAGTGGGGAGTGCGAAATCACCACATGCAGGGAATCCTTGCTCTTGGATGCTGACCGAGCAGGATCGTTCATATAAGACTTCTTGACGGTATCACTGGCGTTTGTCTTATCCAGAACAGAGCCAATGCTGTAGTCAACGGATTTCTCAGTCTTGGGAAACTTGACACCATCCCCGACGATTTTCTTTTTGGAGACAATCCCCTTCTGATAATCTTTGATCTCGTACCCATGATTGACCAAGTGCTCGATCACATCTGGGTCAGAATCCGAGCCAATGCCAGCCAGTGGGAAATGCGTATGCATCCCATGCGTCATTGCCTTGGACATTTTCTCTCGGGTTGCATCTGACACAGAATCCAAGTGAACGGCTTCCAAATCATCCACTCGATGCATCAGATGGTCGGGCACTGTGGTCTCAGTCAGGGTCGTATGCTTGGAAATGGCAGCATCAGCGGCTGCAAGGAATTTGGCAAGAGATGACATATTCGGATATGGGTGTTGGGGTAGCAGAAATAAGAAAACCATGCGATTTTGGTCTCGCATGGTTTATTTAGGGTCAATCCTCGGTTTCTTCCCTATCGCCTATCCCGCCATAAAGGGCAGGATATTCAGATACATCGGGGATTTCCGATTCATCTTGGGGAGGTGGGTCAGATGGAATTTGGTTGTTCATTTGCAGGTTCCTCAACATCCGCATCGGGAGTCATTTTCTCCCAGAGAATCTTCATTGCAGCCTGTGTGGTGTCATCAAACTGGCTGATGCCCATGTCAATTGCCAGTTCAGCATCACCCAGCATCGAGTGCATATACAGGATGTTACATGCGCGACGGGTATCCACATGATCATCAATACCTTCTTCGGTATAGGTCTTGCGAATCACCGAAGTCCAGTTAACCAAGCGATTCATGAAATCGGTATCGGTCATACCATACTTGGTCATATGATGCTGGAAAATTTCACGCTCAACCTTGGCTGGAGGATAGTTCTGGATCAGAGTGCCCATAAAACGACTCATGAATGCCTGATTCAAGATGTTGGTGCCAATATAGTTGCCAGTGTCGGAACCACGACCCTTGGTGTTGGCTGTGGCAATGATGGCAAAGCCTTCCGCTGGAGTGATGACCTTGTTCAGCGACTTGACAACGAAAGGTTTACCTTCCATGACGTTCTGGAGACACATGATCTCGCTGGGGCTTGCCAAGTCCAGTTCGTTCAGGTTCACGATACCACCGGACAATGCTGCCCAGACAATTGGACCTTCTTCATATCGAATTGTGCCATCAATCAGGGTCTTGGAACCAATCAGTTGGTCTTCAGTGGTGTCGCGGGTAATCTGAACCCGAACATAGGGGCGACCAGCCTTGGCACATGCTTGCTTGATGGCAACATCCTTGCCGGTGCCATGGTCACCCACCACAAAAAGACTGAAGAATTTACCAGCCTTGACCAAGCGCTCGATTGTCTTGAATGTTCCCCATTCAACATAGGCAGGATCAACCTCGGGAATGAAAGATTCGGTATTGAACTTGGATACCATGGATGTGTCAATGATGTCCTGAGTGGGCAGAGCCTCATCAGCAAACTGCTTGGTCACAACTTCAGCAATGGTTTCTTGTTGAGTAACTTCGGACAGGCTGAACACACCACGACCAATTCGAGCAGCAGACCAGAACTTGGTTGGGATATGACCACCACCAGCCTCGTATGCCAGAGCCTCCTGACGAGTAACCATGGTCTTGGGAGCAAATGCCTCGCGCATCTTGGAGACAGATTCTTGATAGGCCAGAGAAGAAGAAGAAATTTCGGTCATGATAAAGTCCTTTTAGGGGTTGGGGTTAATTTGCTTGGAATCAACAGTTTGTGTTGTTGCTGTCGATTCTGTTATTGTATCACAGATTTGTTTAAACTGTCATCGAATTTGCCAAAATGTTCAAGAATTTCTTGGAAGACCCAGTTCGCTTCATCATGTTGCGGAACTGGGTCGTTGCCTTACCAACAGTCATATCAGCAGTCACGGTCAGATTTTCCATGTCATTGTCAACCTCAGCAGAGCGAACAATGAATACATCATTCTTCTCAGGTGAAATATAGTGGATGTATCCATCTTTTCGCATACTGGCTGAGTCGGAATCTTCCTTACCACCAGCCACAAACATATTCACATCGGATGCCTTGAATCGAGCAACCAAGGCAATTGTGGTGGTGGAGATGTTGTATCGATTCTTCAGGATAGCTGCATTGATGTCAACCATCGTATAGTCGGCACCAACCACAACATGGGTCTTCTTGGTGATTGGATCAACAACAATCTTCTTGGTCGTGCGGTAGCTATTATAGCGACCGACTTCAGAATCCACATCCGTTGGGTTACCATCGGTGACAATAATCATGCGACGAACATCAATTCGATTCTGTTCAAAGAATTCCTTGGCAACAAATTCCATCTGACTCATGGCATTCATTGTTGGGGTGTGTCCAAAAGAAAATCCCTTGTTGGTAATCATTCTGGAACAGGCCAATGCATGCTCAGATTTACTCTGCTCAGAACTGCACATCAACAGCAGTTGGTCATTGGATTTGCTACCCAGTGAGTTGGTATTCTTTACATCATAGTATGAATTCTGTTCCGGCATGCTTTTCCATGTCGCACCAAAACCAAATACACGATAAGGAACCCCAATCTTGCGGAAAAATTCAACCAATACGACAACCTGTTCGGCCATTTTCTTATACATGGATTGAATGGAGCCGGAACAATCCAAGAGAACCACAAAGCCATGATTCTTGGAGTCGTTCAGGATCATCTTGGATGCAAAGATGTCATCACTGAAGCGATAGTTGGCGACTCGATTGACATTCAACAACCCAGTCTTGGCAATCTTGGCATTCTTGGTTCTGGCGGCGGCTTTCCGAGCTTCAAAAATTTTAGCCATAGAATCCACGGATCGCATTGAGTTCTTGCGGAATTCCTGACACGTCAGAATAGGAACGGTCAGCGGGTTGGTAGAAATGGTTGCCTGATCAACGATAGACACAACATCAGGCTTTGGTGAGGCAAACATATGCAGTTCGTATTTGTCAACTGCATCCGCCTGAAGCCACTTGGATTCCAAATCATGGTTGATTCCGTAGCAATCATCAACAAATGACTCCATCTGGTCGCCATCAAGATCGAGATCATCCCGGGCACCCAGTTCCCATCCACCAGAATAGTTACTTGAATTGGATTCAATCATATCCTGAACAACAACGCGGGTATATCCACCCAGCAGTTGACCAATCTGGTCAACGCAGGCAGTCATGTCTTCAAAGGTCTTAGCCGCATTGATCTGATTGACAACGGCCAGTTCAGCCTTGCTCAGATTCAGGAATTGACCAGCAATCGCCCCCAGTTTCAGATACAGATTGATCTTGACTGCAGGGGAAGCAAATGGCAACTTAGTGTGTTGACCATATACCCCCTGACTCAACAGGGCACCATAACCCTCCCGGAATGTCTTGATCATGCCGGGATATTTGCTGGTGATGGTTGCCTCGCCCATTGCCTGTTGGACAATCCGACGAAACCCATCCGAATCAACCGAAGGAAGGTTGTTCAGGAACATACCGACTTCACGGAAGATCAGCAGCATATGAATCGACTCATTGGACATGCACATCAGGAACGGATACCGAATCATGCCGGTATCACGGCTCCATGAGCATTCGCTGATGGTTGTTTCGTAGGCAACCTTGACGTTCTGTTCGGCCAAGAGGCGAGTCACTGCCGACCCCTTCATTGTTTCGCGCAATGTGTTGATGGCAGTCTGTTTGTGGTCAATGCTCATAATGTAGAGTCCTTTTGAGTTGAATTTGGAAGTTCAGATTGTATCATGCCTGAATGGCAGCATCAAACTGATCCTTGACCTGTTGTAGCGAATCTGCAACAGTCTTGTCCTGCCGGAAGTCAATGATGCGAGGCAAAAAAACTGAATACTTGTCATTGTTCTTGCTGGGTTCAAACAACTCATTGGTTCGGATGGTGACAATGGTTCCAATCAGAGAATCTTTACGTCCATGAACATCAGCCCGCATATCATCACTCATACCAGTTGCAGCAACCGACAACAGACCGTCAGATGTCTCCAACTGGATAGAACCAAACAGATGAGCATGCTTGGAAGTCTTGGAACCGGGGTTGAATCCAACGATTTTCAGATCAATTTCAACTTCAGCCTTCAGCTTGACGCAATTCTTGGAAGTGGTGTCCTCCCAGATGCCATCCCGATCCTTGATGATGGTTCCCTCCAGCTTCCGTGCCCGGAGTTCCTTGAAATGAACCATTGCTTCATCATAGGAATGGACAATCCGACTTTCGGTAACTCGAACAGGAGCATCAGGGTCAAAATGACCCAATACCTTCTCCAAGATGCCCAGACGAATCTTGTATGGGACTCGATATTTGTTCTTGGCAACTGCCTCCTTAATGGGAATAGAATCCCAGACATGGAATACTGG